AGCACAACCTGAAAACAAGATCAATATTGGTATCGCCTACTTCCCAGTAGTGCAAACCTCTATTGCCCCATTCTTGAAACATTACATTTAAAGAACGTCTTGCTGTTTTTAATTGATATCCGGAAACAGACTGTAAACCAATCCGCTCATAGGCTTCTGCTATTATTTCATCAACGGCAAAGGTTTTGTCGAAAGTGACTGTACCAGAAGTAGTATTTGCCATGCGCTACCTCCTAATATAGCTTCTTAAATTCTGCTATTACCGTATACATGTTTCCAGAATCAGCGGCACCTGGAACAACAAAATTTACATCACTTTCATTACTATTAGCTGATTTGTCAGTTTTTAATCCACCGAATTCTCTAAAATCCCAATAACCTGTTCCTGTTAAACCTAAAACTGGAATGTCACCATTGTTATCTTCTTCATCTAAACGACCATAAGTGTCTCCACCATCGCCAGCTACACATGAAAACCAAATTCTTTGTAATACTAAGTGCAGACAAGATGCCCCGTTCTCATTTGTTTCCATTGCTGAAACATCGCCAAAAACTGTTGTTTTACCTGTTCCGTCTGATTGCTGAACTATTTTTATAACTACCCTTGCATCATTTTGTTGCATGATAGTTGGTCCTGTTACTGTATCTGCCATAATCCCTCCTTAATCAAGATTACTAGATGGGGCCGAAGCCCCATCATAATTTATTTTATTACAGATTCATCCAAACTAATGAATACTCTGTAGTTGCACTAACACACATAACTTGTCCAATTATTTGACATTCAGCATCTGCGCCAGAATCCATAACTTCAACTGCTCCTGCAGTTCCGTTTGAACGAACTGCTGGTGTTACTAGAGTAAGAGTACCGTCAGTTAATAATGCAGCTGGTCCATGAGTTTGGAACCAACCATAATAACTAGCAGTCATGTCAATTGTTGTTGCACCCACGCAAGCACCAGTATGTGTAGTCGGAGCTACAACAACTGCTGAATACGGGTTAGGCATTAAAGTTAATTGAGAACTAGTTGTTAACGCTGTTGCTAAATCATCGTAACAAGTAATAATAACACTTGGATCATCCGAGTGATCGTGAGCTGGGTGAGACTTAACTTTTAAACATTGTCCTTCACCATTCACATCATTAACAAATAGATAACCTTCAGCATATTGATTAGCTGTAAGATCTGTGTCTCCAGCTGTTTCAATAGATATTGCTGTTTCACCAGCTGCAGTTGTTGCAGTAGCAGCACAGTTAGTGTGATTAGCAACTTCTGTTACGTGTTGTACGAGTTTTCCAGCAGTAATCGCTGAACCACCATTAAGTCCATATCTGAATTTTCTGTCATTGTAAATTAATTCACTTCCTAATGGAAATAATTTAGATGAACTTTCAGCGAATGGATCTACAGTTGCTGCAGAACTACTAGCTTTACCGATCATTAAATCAGTAGGTCCGTAACCTGATGCAGCTGTATATTTCCAGTGTGCTCCATTTACGGTTATTGGCTGTCCTGATGAATTAACAGTAAATTTATCTGTGTATGCACCAGTTGCAGCTGTTTGTGCGGAAACTTTAAGACCAGATTCTGCTCTTACTGTTCCCTTAAACGTTGTGTTTGCCATAATATTCCTCCTAGAATATTTTAAATGTAGTCCCTAGGGGATGTCGACTATACGCGTCTACATTTAATTTTTTTTAAAATTTGTATAGTGGCAAATTTATATGTTATTTTTTAATTGAGTGCAAGAGATCCTTGCATAAAAGTACGATTTCAGCGATGTGGCGTTTATCTAAGTTGCCACAGAAACTTGGGCAGCTGACTCACTGATTTTGTTTTCTCTATCAGCAACTTTAAATTCTTCAGCTTTGATCTGAGTGATGATACTTCTAATTTTTTCATCAATGTCAACCATATTAAGAGTATATTTTCCGTGTTGATTATACTCATACTGCCACCCTAACTCCAAGGACCTCTTTTGTTTGTATAGGTCTTCGGTCATTACTAACCTCCTCATAGGTTATTCTACGGGGAGTGTCTCTAAACATTCCCGTTGATTCCCACTTTATACTCTTATCTCCTAATTTGTCAAGGATAGATTGTTCAATAGATTCAGGATTATCCTCCGCTAAAACTTCAAATTTAGCGTGATAGTCATATGCCCAAATATTTATGAGGAATTTCTTCATTTTCTTACCTTATTTTTAAAATGAGGCGGTTTTAAGGCCGCCTCATTAATTAGTTATTACGCACCTTCAACACCGAAGATACCTCTATAGTCGGATACTCCAAATGAGTATCTTTCTCTAGCTTTGTATCTAACGTTGCCAGTATCGAAATCACCTTCCATAGCAGTTTTTAAAGCTGCTCTTTGGAACATTTTCATACCGTTAGGGACATCAGTAATGATGTACCAACTGTCTGTATCAGTTAAGAAATTGTTCACTCTATAACCTTGAGGAACCATTCCCATTGATGCTACAGCGTTGATATCATTATCTGCTGTTCCAGTTCTACCTGGAGATTTCATCAATCTCTCAATGTTGAACTGATTAGCTGAAGGAACAATTGCTTTAATTGCTCTAGCTGCGACTCTTAATCCACGTTCATCCGTCATGCCAGCAATGTCAATCAATGCTTGCTCTAATGATGTTTCGTTTAAGTCTGCTTGCGTTGTTAAAGTATTTTTAACTACTGTTCCACTAACCGTTGGGTGGTTAGTTGAAAATAGAGAAACCGCATCACCAGAATCAAAATTATCCGTTGAAGGAAGACCTTGAATCAAAGGTGTTACTGCTTTTACTTGTTTCGCATTAGACATAGATCTTGCTAAAGCTTTTGTATATCTAGACGCAAGTCTGTCATACAAATTGTCCTCAATAGCTTCTTCAGTTATTGAGAATGCTAAAGCAATAGTGTCGTGTGTGTAACGTGCAGTGTAAGTTTCTTGCGCTTCATCGTATGCTACGCCTGATCCTTCCACTTTAACGTTTGCGTTTGCAAAACCACTTAACATTACTTCCTCTTCGAAAGCTCTGTCAGATGATTCTGTTGTATAAATTTCAGCGTGCTGATTTTCATACTGTTTGTACTCCAGGCCGAATAGTGCATTCAAACCTGGTTCTAGTTCTTTCACTAGCTGTGCTCGTGATATTGCCATGTTATTATGCTCCTATGTTCCAGTTCCGACAAATTCGGACAAGTTTTGAACAACTTCTACTGAGCAATAAGCTGCTGTAAGGTCGTTGTTTTCAACTTCCTCAGCACTTCTTAATAGTCTCCAAGAGTGTGTTGTTGCATTTGTTGTCCGAATTTCAAGTGTGCATGTTGATTTACCTGTTGACGTGCTTCCGCCTGTATTGGCGTTAACAGAAAACGTTTCCATAAATTTTACGTGAGCAGCAGGAACATTTGCAGCTACTGCAGTGTCTGATGCTATTGCATATTTTTGGAAAGGATAATCATTAACAAACGCTTGTGTGTCTTCACTGTTTGCTGGAGTAATTGTTGCATCGTACCAATGTGCCCATGTAGGCTTCAAAGTAGATGCTGCATTATAGTAGATTCCGTAGAGAACACCCATCGTCGTAACGGTAGTTGCACTTTCACCAGTAATCATATAACCGCCTGACGATTTCATCGCCATGCCGTTAAAAAGATCAACTGATGCTGCGGAAGCAATCCAGTACTGAGATAGACCTTGAGTCGCAGGTGTATTACCTAGCGTTCCATTTGGTCTGAACCCAAAACCGGCTGAGTTTCTATTAGCCATGTTATTACTCCTTAATGTTTACATAAATGTAAACGGGTTGATTTAAATCGATGAGTAGGAATAGTTAAAAAATTAACTTTTCTTTGTACCACCGAAGGTTACGCGAGACTGCCTGTCAACATTGATAGGCATACTCTTATGCTCTTCCCTCATTAAATCGTTTTCAACCGCTTCGTTCTGACCTTCTGCTTGTTTAGCAAAATATTCAGTCCGAGACTTCGCAATTTCTTCGGGTACCCTTGCGAGTACAAGGCCACCAACCCCGATAATCCCCTTGTATTTTCCTTCAGTGACTACAGGATAATCAGTATCTTTATATTCATCGGCTCTCACCAATTCATAACCAGATCTTAATCTTCCAGAGATATTTTTAGAATCTTGAAATCCTAAACTCTCTGCCCGTATCCATCTGTGCCTGAATCCATCAGGTGCAGGGGGTGCATCTAGAGAAGATGGAGGAGCCCACACTTTTGGTCTTTCAGTATTTGACCGTGTTTGGCTCGCACGAGAAGTTTCTTTTGTTTCTTTTTTCATATGCTTATGCTCCTTCCGTGAGTTTTATTTGTTTTGCATACTCTTCGAGTGGCACACCTAATTTTTTAGCTATTGCTACCTGTGAAGATGTGAGTCTCACAGTTGTGCGTCCAGGTCTTACGCTTCTCTGAGCTGAAGCAACCAACTGATTGGTCTTGGACGTTTGCTCTACATCACCACCTTTAGCAAATTTATGAGGAAAGTCAACTTTTATTCTTTTATTAACTTCAGAATAATAGTCATCCGATTTAGGGTCGAATCCTTCATTTACAAGATCCTTGTGAATTTCAAAGGCAGTAAAGGTCATGGCTCGATCTTTGCCAAACCATGTGTTTTTACTAGCCCAAGCTTCTGCTTGAGGATCAGGTTCCGGTAAACTTTGCGGAGTTTGCTGTGGTAATCTTCCACCGTCTGATAGTTGTACAGGTTCCTGTTCAACTGGTTTATTTGCTTTGGCTTGCTCTAATTTAGCATTATCAAAGGCTAATGTTGCAATCCGTTTATTAGCTTCAACTTGAGCTGCTGCATCTCCAGATTCAATAGCGCCTGCTAATTCTTTTTGAGCAGACTCCATTCCTGTTTTTACATTTTTCTCAAATCTAGACCAATAATCAGTATCCATTTTTTGAAATCGAGACTGATCTTCTTTTCTTTTTGATTCTAAAGCTTGAGCATATTCAACAGCAGCGCTTTCTCTACGTTCTGCTTCTCTCATTTTTCTTGTGAGTTTAGCAATACGTGATTGAACACCTTTACTGTATTCCTCTAACTTAGAATCATCTTCTTTTACTTCTTCACCTTGGTTTTTTATCCATTTGGACACAGTCGCCTCGGTAATACTTTCCCCGAGAGCTGGCACAATAATGTTTTCTCTCATATCTTTATTGTTTCAAAACCTTTTCTATTATTTC